TGTCAGCGCAGCCAATACCGTTAAATTCCGTATCCAAAATGAGTCAGGCTCTACTGCTGACTTAGCATCGTCAACATTGCGTATCGTTGTAGCACGTTCAGTAGCGTAATAATCGGGGGCTTCGGCCCCTGATTTTTAAAGGTTTCTATGGCAATTTTTAGATGTCTTCAAAGCGGACAAACTGTTGAATTTACGCAGCCGCATGACGTTGAAAGTATGAAAGGCCATGCGGGATATGAGCGCATTGATGAGCTTGAAACTTCAGGCGATAATGAAGAGCATTTAGTAATTATGCGGCCACCAGAGGCGCAGAAACGGCCTGGAAGGCCAAGGAAAACCGGTCATGTCGGACATTGATTTGCGTGAATTTGGCAAGCTGGAAGCTCAGGTTGAAGTGTTGCAAACCGAGGTTACTGCCTTGCGTGAGGACGTTAAAAAGCTATTGGCGATGGCCAACAAGTCTAAGGGCGGCTTTTGGGTCGGTATGGCCATTGCGTCAGCCATGAGCGGCGCGGCAGCATTCGTTATGGATCGGGTCTTTTTTAAATAGGAGATAGTCATGATGTACGGATCAAAAAAAGTTGGCAAAGTAATGAGTGAGTACAAAGCTGGAAAATTGCACTCTGGCGGTAAAACTGGCCCTACAGTTACAAATCGCAAGCAAGCCGTGGCTATTGCCATGAGCGAGGCAAAGATGCCACAGCGTGGAATGCGTACAGCCAAGAACAAGGCTAAAAAGTAATGAAGGGCGTACCGCACTATTTGCCAGACGGCAAACTTTACACTGGTGCAACGCATAAGTCCGGAAAAACTTTAATGACGGGCGAAAAGCACACAAAAACCAGTAAGGTTTTGACGCACACTAAGCCTAAGCAAAAGGGGCAAAAATGAAGTCTAGAATCTATGCCACGCTATAACTAAGGATTAAGATATGTCAACATTTCAGTTAGACCCTAATCAAGTGGCTTTGGGCGTAGGAGCTATGGGTACTACCCAAGCGGCTACAGTAACAACTAGCAGCGTACAAATGACCGCCTTTGGTGCGGACACTACACTGATTCGCATTGCTTGCGCCAATGGTCACTGTCATTTTGCGATTGGAACTAATCCAACTGCTTCAATTACAACAAGCCCATTGATCGGCAATAATCGATCAGAAATTATTGCTGTAACGCCAGGGCAAAAGATTGCTTTTATTAAAGATGCCGCAGTGACCACTTCTACAGTAACTGTTACGGAGTTAATATGAAAAACGGACTCTATGCCAATATCAACGCCAAGCAAACCAGAATAAAAGCTGGTTCAGGCGAAAAGATGCGCAAAGTAGGCAGCAAAGGTGCGCCGACAAAAGCTGATTTTGTACAGTCGGCTAAGACAGCGAAAAAGCCTAAAAAATGATTAAGCGCGGCAAAGAGGAGTTCTCAGGTTACAACAAGCCTAAAGCGACTCCAAGCCACCCGACCAAATCCCATGTGGTGCTGGCTAAGGCTGGGGATGAGGTCAAGCTGATTCGTTTTGGCCAGCAAGGCGCTACTGGCAGTCCAGACGGCACAAAACGCAATGAGGCGTTCAAAGCGCGTCATGCCAAGAATATCGCCAAGGGCAAGATGAGCGCGGCGTATTGGGCCAACCTCACCAAATGGTAGCCAGAAATAACGTAATTTCTTTATAATGTGGGCATAAAGGCTTCTTCCCATAGGGATAGGCAAAAGCTGGCTCTGTAAGTTTTGCGGGGAAGCGAATGACCTATCTTCAAATTGTAAATTCTATTTTGGTGCGACTGCGCGAGCCAACGGTGTCAACTGTTGGCCTTGATGCGTACTCGACCTTGATCGGCAAGTTCGTTAATGATGCCAAGCGCCAAGTCGAGGACGCCTACGATTGGAATGCTCTCGGCCAAGAAAAAACCGTTACTACCACATCCGGCACGTATGTCTATTCGTTGACCGGTGCAGGTCAAAAGTTCCGTGTATCTAGTGATCCGCTAAATACCACCAGCAATGTCGTCATGCGAAATATTAGCGTGTCCGACATGCGCCAAAAGCAAAACTTCACCCCGATTGTCACCAACATCCCTGCGCAGTATTGCTTTGAGGGCGTTGATGGTAATGGTGATGCTCAAGTTCAATTGTATGGCCGCCCTGATGGCGTCTATACCATCAAATTCTTTTTGACCATCCCACAAGCGGTATTGTCATCGGACGGCACATCGGTGCTAGTGCCTGACGTATTGGTTGAGCAAAATGCCTACGCTAGAGCATTGGTTGAGCGCGGCGAAGATGGTGGATTATCTTCATCGGAAGCCTACAACTTGTACCGCTCCATGTTGGCTGATTACATTTCATTAGAAGCCACTCGCTTCCCTGAAACTCAGGAGTTTGTTCCAGTATGAGTCAAGCACTTGAACGATTCAGCGTTAACGCACCAGGTTTTTATGGCCTGAATACGCAAGACTCGCCATTAGATTTGGCGGCTGGATTTGCGTTGACTGCGATTAACTGCATTCTGGACAAGTACGGTCGGATGGGCGCACGCAAAGGCTGGACGAAAGTTAATACCAGTTCGGGCAATTTAGGCGCTAACGATATTGGCGTCATCCACGAATTGGTGCTTACTGGTGGATCGGTAACGACTCTATTTGCTGGAAACAATAAGATATTCAAATTAAGCGGCACAACAGTTACTGAGTTGACCTATGGCGGCGGTGGTACAGCGCCAAGCATTAGCGCAAGCAACTGGCAGTGCGCGTCACTCAATGGGGTAACGTATTTCTTTCAGTCCGGTCATGACCCAATAATTTATGACCCAGCGGTTAGTTCCACAACGTACCGCCGAGTAAGTGAAAAGTCTGGCTACGCCGGTACGGTGCCACTAGGGAATATTTGTATTTCTGCGTATGGTCGTTTGTGGATCGCTAACAGTACGTCAGATAAAACAACGCTAACCTTTTCTGATTTGATTGCTGGCCATATTTATACGGGCGGCACAGCCGGTACATTGAACGTCAATAACGTATGGGCTAACGGTGCAGATGAAATTACCGGTCTAGCAGCGCACAACGGATTTTTATTTATCTTTGGTAAACGCCAGATTTTGGTTTACCAAGGTGCGACAACACCTAGCACAATGTCGCTGTATGACACCGTGGTGGGTATCGGTTGCCAATACCGTGATTCAATCCAAAGTACCAACACCGATGTCGTATTTTTGTCTAACAGCGGTGTGCGCTCAGTTCTTAGAACCATTCAGGAAAAGTCTGCGCCATTTCGTGACTTGAGTAAGAATGTTCGTAATGATTTGATGCAATTGGTGGCGGGTGAAACGCCGGCAAATATTAAAGGCGTTTATTCAGAAATAGACGCATTCTACTTATTGACGTTTCCAACGGCGGGTCAAGTGTATGTGTTTGACACGCGAAATGTTATGCAGGATGGATCATCGCGGGTAACTACGTGGAACGACATTAAACCAACGGCAATGTATGCGTTGCGTAACGGCGATCTATTGATTGGCAAGAATGGCTATGTTGGTAAATACGGCGGGTATCTTGATGACACTAGCACGTATCGAATGCAGTATTACACCAATCATGCTGACTTAGGTGATGTGGCCGTTACGTCAATTGTTAAGCGCATATCCATTGTTGCTATTGGCGGTTCAGATCAAGTGGTAACAATTAAATGGGGTTACGATTTTTCTGAGAACTATTTGTCTCAGAACGTATCTGTTCCCACCCAAGGCATTTCTGAATATGGCGTTGCTGAGTATGGCGCTAACGGTGTACCTGTTGCGCAGTATGCCGGTGGCATTGTGATTCAAAATCTATTCTCACAAGCTACTGGCTCAGGCAAAGTTTTCCAGACAGGCTATGAAGCAGAGGTGAATGGCTTTGAATTATCGATTCAAAAGATTGAAATTTTGGCCAAGCATGGCCGTATAAATTAAGGGGCGGCACATGTCTGACTATACCAAATCGACCGACTTTGCATCTAAGGACGCGCTGCCATCGGGCAATGCGGCCAAGATTGTTAAGGGTACGGAGATTGACACAGAATTTAATAATATTGCGATTGCTGTTGCGACTAAGGCTGACTTAGCCAGCCCAGGCTTTTCTGGCAGCCCAACAGCACCAACGCAAACAACTGGCGACAATACATCTAAGTTGGCCACAACAGGGTTTGTGCAAGCAGCATTGGGCGCTTTGTATCCTGTTGGCTCAATCTATATTAACGCTGCTGTTAGCACCAACCCTGCTACGTTACTTGGCTTTGGTACATGGTCAGCGTTTGGCGCTGGTCGTGTCATGGTTGGTCTTGATGCTGGTAATGCAGCGTTTGATACGGTGCAAGAAACTGGTGGCTCCGCTGATGCGATTGTCGTTAGCCATACTCACTCGGCTACTTCAAGCGTTAGCGACCCTGGCCACAATCATACAATTGGGTTTCAAAACAACACAATTGACCAAAACTCCGGATCATCAGCTCTTGCTAAACAAGGCACATCAAACACAAGCACGGCAAGCACAGGCATTAGCGTTAGCACCAGTATTAGCACCACAGGTTCAAGTGGAACAAACGCTAACCTGCCGCCGTATATCGTCGTCTATATGTGGAGACGCACGGCGTGAGTGCAGTATTGGAAAATGTTGGCGGTGAGATTACTCACCACTTTTCAGATGGCTTGTATGCCAAGGAAGCGTTTGTCCCCGCTGGCACAGCTATCATAAAGCATACGCACAACTTTAGTCATCTATCTATTTTGGCTAAAGGTCGTGTTGCAGTTATGAAGGGCGACGTTATTGAAATTATTGACGCGCCAGCGTGTATAAATATTGAAGCAAACGTAGTTCACGGCATTAAAGCCATGAGCGATTGTGTCTGGTTTTGTATCCATTCGACGGATGAAAAAGACCCGTCTAAAGTGGATGAGATTTTAATTAGAGGGGAATAGTATGCCATTCGCAATTGCCGCAGGAATATCGGGCGGGTTGAATTTAGTTGGTGGATACTTGCAGGGCGAGGCGGCTAAAGACGCCGCGTCTACGTCTGCTAGAGCGCAATTAGAAGCGGCACGACTTGCTGCTGAAGAATCTCGCTTTAGACCAGTTGGCGTTACGACGCGATTTGGTAGCAGCCAGTTTACGATGGATCCGACTACTGGCCGATTATCTGCTGCGGGTTATAACGTATCACCTGAATTAAAAGGCTATCAAGATCGCTTGATGGCGCTTAGTGGCCAAGGATTAGGCCAAGCTGAAGCGGCACAAGGTATGTATCAGCCACTAACTGGTGCGGCTACCGGCTTGTTTAATTTGGGTGGCCAATACTTAGCGCAGTCGCCTGAAGCAGTTGCGGCTCAATATATGCAAAGCCAGCAAGACTTGTTAGCGCCTAGCCGTGAACGTCAGTATGCAGAATTACAAAACCGATTGTTTAATACTGGTCGCGGCGGTTTGTCTGTTGGCGCAACAGGTATTCGCCCAGGCGGTGGTGCGGGTCTTGCCGCAAGCAATCCAGAAATGGAAGCGTACTACAACGCATTGGCTCAACAAGACGCTGCATTAGCTGGACAAGCACAACAAGCAGGTCAGCAACAGGTAGCCTTTGGTGCAGGTTTATTTGGTGAAGGCGCTGGATTGTTAGGTCGATATCAACAGGGGCAGGTTGGCGCTTTATCGCCATTTACAGGATATCTTAGCGGCGCGCAAACATTAGAAAGTCTAGGACAGCAACCATTGGATATTGGTGCGTCGCTTGGCGGCAGAAATGTTAATAACGCAGGAGCGCAAGCGTTAATGTCAGGTGGGATTGGCGCAGCACAAACTATGCAACAAGCTAATGCGTATAGTCCGTTTGGTACTGGATTAATGGGCGCGGCTAATGCTCTTAATGCGTACCAAAATCAACAGCGACAAGATGAGCGATTTAATCAAATATTGA